AGGGTGTAACGTGGCGTTCCATAACTAGAACTTGCCTGTACAGATATTATACCATCTCCCGCGCCACTATCATTAGTTACAGATGTGACGTTAATATCGAACTCTATATCGCATACAATTTCTGAAACGCATGTAAAATGATTCGCGATCTGATTTCTCACAACGTATGGAAATACTAACTGCGCGTTGTCAAGTCCGGTTCCGTTGTTGTTTATCGTGAAAGTATTCAGCGTAGATCCGTCACAAAACCGGTATCCGTAGTTAGTCGGCCTCCATTGACGTGAAGAGTAATTACCTGTGACTGTTGGCCCTGTAGCCTGAATACCCAAATCGGTTCCAGTAGAAGTAAAAACATGAACTTTAATGACAAGCGCTACATCATCCCAAAAAGATTTCACTATACGACCTGCGGTATACGCGCCGGTGTACGTGTCTTTTAAGGTGAATTGCTGTAGAAGGTGTAACGCCATTATTTATCCTCTATTACGTCCGTCTCTTTTCTCTTGAACTTTAAGTAATCCTGTGAGCGCTTGTCCTTCTAGGCGAAGATTAACTGGCTCAAAGCTGAGTTGTGTACGCTCTCCAGTTGTGTAATTGATAGGATTCGGAGTTGCCGATGAGAAACCGCCGCCGCCACCACCGGAATTGAAGTTTGATTGCGCTCTGTTTAGTGATGCGCTCAACGCGCCCGATATTGCAACAAGCGCGACACCCGCAGCTATAGCCGTGTATGGATTTTTAATAAGTAGCTTCGCGGCAATGGCTGCCGTTCCTAAAGCTATCATGGCTTCACCCATTTGTCTGGCGAAAGCTCCAATGGCTTTTAATATCGACTCACCAAAATTACCAGCACCTACCGCAGCTTCACCAAACGCTTCTGCTATGGATGATATGCCAGAAGCTATTGGTCCAGATAGATCTATTTCGCCTAGTTTCTTTTTAACGCCTTCAGTTTGTTTAATATACTTATCCATAGTAGCCATGTTCCGCTTTAAAAGCGTATCCAGGTCTGCTACCTGCCTATTTATTGCCTCGGTGCTAACTGTTATCGTCAGATCTTTCTTCTCCCTCATGAATGCTTCAAGAGCGCGGATTTTAGACCGCACACTATCAATAGCAAATCCTAACACTCTGAATCGTGATGCTGCTTCCTCTTCAACAACCCCATTCTCATCAAACGATGCGGCTAGATTGTCGTATTCTTCAACTAATTGTTTAAGTAGATCACGGTAGTACTTGAGGTTTTGTATGATTGGAGGTTGTACCTTTTCCTGTTCTTGTACCTTCTCAAATCCTGAACTATACTCATTAATTATTCGAATTACTCTTCGGTATGCGGCGATTTGTGCATCAATGGCTCTTATTGCTCCATCATTAAACCCGCCACCACGATTTGATTTTTCTAACTTCCGTTTCTTAATTTCTTCAGCTAGAATTAACTCGTATAGACTTTGCTTGTAATCATCGGCGGCTTTCGTTAGATCGGTGTATCCATTACGGGTGGCAAAATCATTGAATTGCTGGATAGCTGTTTCTTGGAAACTCAAGGCTTTGTTTGCCTCAAGGACCATCCTGTAAAGTTGATTTGCTTGTTCAGATGTTAATCCATACGCATTTGCTAGCCGCTCTACCGCGTCTGTGCTGATAGGGCGCCCGGCCTCCTTTCTCATTTTGGCTAACATCTTAATGAAATCGTCAGCCACAACGTCAGGGAGGAGTTTATCATTCGGAAATCTACCTGCAATAGTTTCTAATAGCCCATCTGCATCAGGGACGCCGGCCATTGCATTCAGAATAGCCGTCATACTTTTCGTAAAGTCTCTGAATACTCTACTATTACCGATCTTGAGTATTAATCCCTCGAATGCAGAAGTAAGTTTTGTAACATCTCCTGTGAGGTTGTCCTGCATGATAGCCGCCATTTCAGCGGCTTCACCATTAGCATTCCGGAACGCGGCGGCAAGATCATTTACCTTGCCGGTGTTCTTTGAAAGAATCAACAATGAAGTTTGTGCCGTACGCCCAACTTCATCCATGGAGTCTTGAAGGGTAAGCCCCCTTGCGGCAAGTTCCGCCAGGCGAACCGATAATGGCCGGCCATCTTTAGTAAGATCGGTGAATATTTTCCGAAGCGAAGTACCGGCCATACTTCCTCGTATGCCCGCATCAGCGAGAACACCAAGTAAAGCAGTAGTTTCTTCGACGGTAGCCCCGGCTGCATTCGCTACAGGAGCGACGTACTTCATGGACTCCGTGAAGTTTTCAAGGCCTAACGCAGTCTTATTGAAGGACGACGCCATTACATCGACGACACGTCCAGTCTCTTTTGCGTTAAGTCCAAACCCTCGAACAGTAGAACCTGCAACATCCGCAGACTTCGCCAGATCTTCGCCAGTCGCCGCAGCTAGGTTTAGCGTGGCCTCTGTAGCGTCAAGTATTTCTTTTGTGGTAAATCCCAGCCGACCGTAAGCAACTTGAAGTTTAGCTACTTGTGTCGCTGTGAATTTCGTAGAAGCTCCTAAGCGTTTCGCGTCCGCTTCGAGTTTTTGGAACTCTTCACCTGTCGCCCCGGTGATTGCACGTACTTCTGACATCGTAGCCTCGAAGTCGGCCATGATTCCGATAGCAGCTTTTACCCCTCTAGCGATTTCGTATATTCCAAAACCAACACCAAAGGCCGCTAGTGTTTTGTTTATTGAGTTGGCAGAATTTCCAAATTTATTAAGTTGTGATGACGCATCGCTAAGGGCTTTTCTAAATGCGGCTGTTTGCGCATCTATAATCACCGCCATCTTCGCCAGCACACTATTCCCCGCCATCCCTCTTAAATTTAGAACCTAGTTTTGCCTTTGCTTCTTTGAATGACAAAGGCTTTTGTTCCTCTTTTTTCTCCTTATCGAATGGAAGTTTTATTAAATCTTCCGGCTCGACAGGAGTATCGCTTTTGCCTTTATTTGCATTTCTAAAATCTGCCCACTGAATCCGGAACCGCGCCCAATGACCATCATCGATTGCTTTAATCTCTTGTACTCTTATCCTGTGTCTTCGAGCATAAAGGCTCCACTCAAACCAGGATAGATCCCAAAATTCTTTGTGATTCAATCCACATTCACCCACTGCGTAAGCGAATAGGTCTTCAATTTTCCATTCTACCCCGGTGGAAGTGACCCCGAGGTTAGGACGTTTTTTTCTTCCTTGTCCTCATACACCGACATCATACTGAACATGATTTCCGCAGCCTTCTCGAAACCGAGTTCATCGATCCAGTCCGCTGCATCAGCGGTTGTGTATTTGAAATCATGTCCTTTGGAAATACTGTAGGCTTTTGCCGCAGAGTAGTAGGTATTGATGAAGGTAAACGGCGTTGGTTCCTGGAGTCGTTTTGCCATCTCGGCAAGTGTTATCTTCTCCTGTTCGCAGAAGTAGCCACTAGCCAAGGTTCCGAACTTCAGTCCTATTTTTACACCGCTTACCTCGATCTCTGTTGTTCCCTTGAAAAGCATATCTTATGTGTGAGTTCCGTAATTCCAAGCACCATTCCCTGTGAATGAACCACTGAACACCGTCGCGGCATTCAACGGACCAGACCAGGTAAGCTCATTTAAGTACGCTTCACCTTGGACGTAAAGGTTTCCAGAACCGGCAACACCCATCCGAACACCTACCAGTGTTTTATCTTTGTGAACTCCTAAAAGTTCTTCCAGTCCTACCGTCGCAGTAGTTTCAAATGTCCCATCAAAAGAGATAGACCACTGATTACCGCCAGGGAGTACGTTACGCGCTCCATCGTTGTCTTTGCATGTAGCATCGATCTCTTCGTTCGTTGACGTGAACTCGTTATTGTTCAAGCAACCTATAGCGACATCGTTTAGATATACGAGTACACTGTTCCCCTTCACTCTTGCCATTTTCTATTTTCTTTGGTTTAAACAAATCCGTTTTTACTTTCCCCTTCGGAGGATACACCCCCGTATATTCTTCCGCTGTTTTTGCGTTTATCATTTTCTTTGCAAGTCCATCGACGACTTCGAGAACTGTTCCTCTCGCAAAGGTTCTATGAACCCAATCCCATTTTTTGAGTAGTCTAATTTTCATTTACCTCTGCTTCAAAAGAACTTACCTTCCCATATAGATTATGATCAACATCGAAGTCTATATCTCTTCCTGTGTTCGTTGGTCGGATCTCCTGGAAGTCCACACCATTGTATGTACCTCCATTAAACAAATCCAACGCTTCGACTACGGCTATGTCTAGGGCTTCGGCTTCTTCGTAGTTCTTATGAAATGAATACACGTCATAAGAATAGGTCCACGTTGTCCCTGCGCACTTTCCATCTCCGAACTTTGTCCGACCTGTTTGCCGAACTACTGAGTAAGGCCACGTCTCAGGATTAGGACAGATTACCGGATATGCCTTGTACTTTGTGTTGGCTTTATTCCTGCCCACCAATGCCTGTACTTCAGCGTTATTGATCAATATGTGCGTGATGCCTTTAACCATGTCTTTTAATCATTCTTCTCATGTAGGCCGAGAGTTGTATACCGATTTGATTCCGGATTCCTCCCTGAACTACTCCTTGCGTCTGTTGCCAAGCTGGACCTGCAAAAGGTTTTGCTGTCATCTTACCGCGATTTGCGCCCTTCTTGTTCTTTCGGGTTACTGTACCGTATTCAACCAAGTGAGCTGCGTTACCCTTGTACCTTCCGCGTCGCGGCCCTACCTGGATTTGTCCGATCGAGTCAGCACGACTAATCGGAACTTTGACCACTCCGATACTATCAACCAAGTTCCCCGTTGGCCCTTCTGGTGCGAGTAATTTCTCAGCGTTCACGAGAGGCTTAGCGGCGGCGGCGTGTGCTGACTGAAGTACTTTGTGATTCAATTGAAGTGGTAATCCTTTCAGTACCGCGTCAATCTCTTTTACTCCCGTCAATCGTAGCCTTACGTCCATACCTCAGTATCCAGTAGGTTCGTCATTACTTCCAAGTACCTTTCTCTCGCGTCTTCGTATTCCGTTAGGGAAATGATCTCGTACACTTTTGAATTGTAGTACACTCGGTTTTCTGTTGTCAGATCAGTTCGATAGTCAACTATGAAAACTGTTCTCTGAGCGTACACCAATCTTCCGGCTAGTTCTACATCTCGGCCAGGTAGGTCTTTTTTCTTTGCCCACACATCCGGATCAGTGGTAACCTTTTCCCATCCATCGTTATGGTCCGAGTTTGCGGAACCATTTGATTTAATGGGTTTGAGAAATGTTACCTCTCGATCAAGTTCGCCTCTCCGTATCCGAGACTGTAGCATACCTTTGTTCCTTTGTCTTTAAAATGTTCCCATGGCCAGATATTTACTTCGCTCTTGAAGTCCATTGC